AGCCGCAAAAGAAGCGAATAGCAAGGCTCTTGCTGATGCAACATCACAGATTGCAGCACATGCGGATGAGCGCAAAGACAACATCGAGGCCACCTATATGCAGAATGACAATGCTTTTGTTGAGCAACTTAATCAATTAGAAAAAGGTAAGGCAGAAGCGATAGCCGGAGCCGTACAAGGAGTAACGAGTGCGGCAAGTAAAATGCCATTTTAATGTGTGGAGGTAACTTATGGCGACATATGATGATATATTAGGTAATGGAAGTGGCACACCTTTTCCGAAAGGTTCTAAAGAATGGCATGAACAGCAGCAAGACGGTTCTTCTGCATCTCCACCTGTAAAGGGTACACAGGAATGGGCGGAACAAAAAGCGGCCACCGCTCCTGTTGTTACCGCACTCAAACCTGACATAACTACTACACCGCCACCTCCGACCAAACAAGAAGGCTCGGACGGTGGTGCCCTTTCATACGCCGAACTGTTCAAGAAGCTTAATCCTTATACTCCACCGACTGACGAAGAACTTGCTAAAGAAAAGAAAAAGCAAAAACGTGACCAAATTTTTGCGGCAATTGGTGATGGCATATCTGCTCTCTCCAATTTGTATTTTACAACGCAGGGTGCACCGAATATGTACAGTGGAAAAAACACAGCTTCGGAAAGGCTACAGGTTAGGTATGATCGATTAATGAAAGAACGTAATGAGAATGCCCGGGCTTATTTGAGCGGCCTGTTTGGTGCTATGCAGGCTGATGATGTCAAAGCGAGAGATGATCGTAATTGGAGACATCAGTTAGCACGCGAGAAAAGAGCCGATGCTATTGCGGACGCAAAGGAAAAACGAGATAACCAGATGTTTGACCTCAACGTTAAGCTCCAAAACAATAAAATATCAGCAGCCGAAGCTGATGCAGAACGTAAAAGAGTGGAGGCCGAATATGCTGATGATCTTGCAAAGGCTAGACTTGAAACTGAAAAGGCTAAAGCGGGTGCTTCAAAGGCTTCTGCTTCCGCATCCAATGCTAGAGCTGGGTATTATAACCGTGGTGGTAGTGGCGGCAATAAGAAAAGGATGACACTTACTATTGATGGTAAGACCACTTACTATGATACGAAAGAAGATTATGAGAGAGCGGTGCAGCGTGAGGCTAAACGGTTAGGTATTAAGACTCACCAATATGTGAAAACCACAGAAAATGATGTAATGGGGGCAAAAGAAAAGAATGTCTCTACTCCAAAACCTATCAGCCAACTTGCCGGTGAAGTTGAAACGGCATCGAATAAGAAGAAAAGTCCAACAGCCGGAGATAACAGTAGTAATAAAAAGAAAAGTCCAACATCATAAATGAAACATTATGCCTGAAAATGAGGATAAAATAAAGAAACTATACGATACGTTTGTTTCTGATGGTTACGATATGGAGAGTGAAGAAGATTTCCGCAAGAACTTATCGGATTCTACAAAACGCAAGGCAGCTTATGATGCTCTTGTGAAAGATGGTTATGAGATGGAACCGTTTGAAGAGTTTGAGAATAATATAGGTTTTGGAAAGATTCAAACACCTGCACCGGAGCCTGCTGTACAAACAGAACAGGCGTGGCAACCTACCGAACAAGAAAAAGCAGAGATGATTGCCAGTACAAACCGTATGATGCAGAATGTGGAAACACAGATACAAGACGCAAATGAACGTGTAGATAATATACAAGAATACGGGTTGAATCCCGGATTGCAAACTAAAGAGGGTAAAATGCAGTTTAATCCTGAAAACGGGAAACTGGAAAAAACATATATTACTCCACTTGGTAACAAGACTACTAGTAAACCTCTTGCTGACATCGAGAGTTTCTGGTACCGACAAGCTGCCGATATGTCAATCGGCGGACAGTTACGCAAGGCTAATCTCCGTTTGCAGGAGTTAAAAGCTAAGCAAGCGGAAAGAGCCTCCGAAGTGCATAAGGAATGGGTAGAAGAAACGGAAAAGAACAAAGCGCCGCTCGCTGCCATATTGGGAGCAGCCACTTACACACCGCGCCAGCAATCAGACAAGGAAAACAGCGCATTGAGAGTAGCCATTAGAGAAACAGAAGAGCTCATCAAGAACCTTGAAGAACAGAAAGACCGTGAAAATGGGGTTGATGTAGGCTTTTGGCGTGGTTTTGGTCGTACTATGGGTGATGTACGCACGTGGGATTTCGGTATGGGTGATATGGCGGATGCTATGACCATGATGAATGCCGACAAATTTAAAGGTGATAATGCCACAGAGGGCGAGCGTGAATCCTATGATATGATGATGGGTGCAATCCATGAGAAACAACAGGCAGAGGAAAGATACGGTGGAAATGCCGACTTTTGGAACAGAGCCGGTGTCATGACTGGATATATGCCTTCATTTATGTTGGATTTCATTTTGACAGGTGGCGGATTTAACGGTTTGTCTACATTCTCAAAAGGAAGCACTAAAGTCGCCGCAAAGGTCATAGGTAAAGAAACGGCTGAAAAAATGGCTCAACAGGGGTTCAAATCATATATTAAAGAGAATGGTGTCAGAGGGTTAGGACAGTACGCAACAGATTGGACTATCAAAGCGCTTGGGACAACTGCAGATGATTTGCTTGTACGTGCTCCGTTGATGACAAACACCATACAAGCAGGAAAAACGGTTTCTGACATCATTGACCGAAAGCTTGGTGATGTGGTTGTTGATGAAAATGGTAACTATGATTTCTCCAATGATAAGACCTGGGGAAGTGCAATATGGCAAGGTGAAGCCAATGCTATCATTGAGAATTATTCAGAAATGTTTGGCGCACATCTTGATCCCATTCTTACGCTTGGCAATATGAGTAAACTCGCCAATGTTCTAGGGGCAAAGCGATTGGGAGGTGTACTTTCAAAAGCAGATGCCGGTGCATTGAATAGTATAATGGGGCAAACTCATCAGATGTTCAATAAAATGGGTGTCAGTGATTATGTTGGTGAAGTATCAGAAGAATACTACGGTCAATTGTGGCGCACAATGCTCAATCTTGATGATGCTTATCAGCAGAATCCGGACGGCACACGTACTAACTTATTTGCAACTGGGCAATTCCACGGTGATATTTGGGGTGGAATGGCACTCTCTATGGGGTTGATGGGGGCAGGAAAACATACTCTGTCTGCTGCAAACTATGCTTCCATGAAGCATGGCGTGAATAAAGCGGACGCAAAGGTGAACGAAATGCTCGGCAATGAAATATGGGAGCCGTTGAGGGCTACGCTTGACCTTACCACCAACGAGAATGTGGGGGAAGTGGCGGAACTCATCGCCAAAGACCAGGAATTCACCACCGAGGAAAAAGCAGCCGTACTGGAGTATATGGAACACTCTTTGAACCTGCGCGGCTTCAACCTCGGCACACTCGCACAAAAGCGTGGAGGAGAACAAGATGAGAATGTGCAGGCGATGAACGAGAGCTATCTGGACGGCTACAATATCGCATCCCCACAGGAAATGAATGACGCAAAGAACATGCTTGACTACCAGCGTCAGCGGATGATTGATGTTGTGGGGACGAACGATGAAGCCCTTGAAGGTGATGCGGTGGACTGGCTGAATGAAGCGCGGAACGCACGTGAGACAGGCGATACCGAACGAGCCGGCACCATCATAGACTACCTCAACGCCAAGCAGGTATATGACGGAATGATTCAGCGCGTGCGTGATGATATAGACGGACGGGTGGAACAGAGCAATTCGATGATAGATGCACGTGTGAACCGCAAGACAGGTATGATACAGGGGGCAACCATGAAGCAGGATGAACGCAAGGTGTATGTTCTCAGTGGGACTCTTGTACCATATACGGATGGTAGCGGTGTAAGTGTGACTGATTCTGACAATAGCATCATTGTTCGTGATGCGGACACAGGTGGGCTTGAACAAGTATCTCCCGATGCTATATTGTCTATTGATGATGTACAAGACCCATACGAGCAGAAGGAGTTGGCTGCACAATCTATCAGAGAACAATTTGCACGTGAAGCTGCGGATAAGATTGATGGTGTTGTCACATTCAATCCGGGCGAAACCTATACCATTGCCGCTGAAGGCGGTTCGCAAATACAGGTCACAATAGTTTCAGATGAGAACGGAATCATAGACAATGGCGACGGAACTATCAATGTGACAGACGGAACAAATGTATTTCCTGTGGCAAAAGAGGCTATCCAACAGTCTGTGGACGCATTTAACATTGCACGAATCGCAGAGTTTGAGCAACAGAGAACTGAAGAAAACCTTGCTTTGCAGCAGGAAGAGCGGGAAGCAGGCCGATCGCAATATGCAATGAATGACCTTGTGACACTCCGTGATGAAAATGGTATAGGTATTCGTGGTAACATCACCGCCGATGTGGATGCCGATGGACTATATGAAGTTTATACGGAAGATGCCTTGAATGGTAAGCGTGTGAATATGTTTACCCGTGAAGAGCTTGATTCCATGCTGATAGAACACAATGGGCAACCTGTTGAGATTGCCAATTCAAGTGTGAATGATAATTCGGAAGTGGCAGCAAGTTCTCTGGAGGAACAGCAGTTGCAAGTGTCTGCATTAGAACGAATCCCCAAAGATGAACAAGGTAATCCTATCTATGAGCAGGCGGAAACTCCCGACCTTGCTTGGGATGCCATTGTTGAGCAGACAGAGGGAGACGAAGCTATGGCCCAGTCCGTGGCTAACGGAATGGTTGCGGACAAAGAAGCAGCATTGAAGAAAATCGAGAAAACGAAATCTGCTGGTGGAAACACTATTGCAGAGAAGATTGTAGCAGAGAAAGAACGCAAGGCGGCAATTGATGCAGCCAAACAGGAATTGTCCATTTGGCAAAAGATAGCCGGCACTGCCAACCGCAGAAAAATGGAAGCAGATGCGGAGCGCAGACGTATTGCCGATGAAGCTACCGCATTGCGCAAGGCGGAAGAAGAAAAATTGCGTGCAGAGCGTGAGGAAGCAGAACGCAAGGAACGTGAAGCACTTAACGGAGTTCCCGATATAGTGGAAGATGTTCCCAAAGATGCCCGTGCAAGAGGATATAGACGTGTAAACGGCCATAAGGTTGACAGACAAGAACCATTACAGGCTGTACAAGGTAAAGAGGTGAACGTGAAATTCAGCAATGATGTAGTGGTTCCTGGCAATGTAACCGTGATTGATGCGTCATTGTTGCAACCGAGTCATATACAAGGTGTGCGCAATTCTCTGCATTTTATTGATGAAGCACAACCAAAGGAACGCAATGACGAAGCAAGCGTATTGTCTGCACGGAAAATCGCCGAGAACATTCGTCCGGAAGAAATCACATCAAGTATTACCGCTTACACCGGTGCGCCGACCGTAAACGAACGTGGTGAAGTAATACAGGGAAACAACCGTAGTGATGCCTTGCGCCTGATGTGGGAAAGTCATTCGGAACAGGCCGAAGCATATAGGCAATACCTGAAAGACCATGCGGAAGAGTTTGGACTGCGTGCCGAGGACATTGCGCCCATACAAAGCCCGGTGTTGGTAAATATGCTTCATGTGGACGATACAGAAGCCCTCAATCTTGGTCAGTTTGTTGCACAAGACACAGAAAGTGGAGGTGTTGAACGTATCAAACCTAAAAACACCTTGCAGCGCATGGGAACCGAAATGCGTTCGTTTGCCAACCTGTTGCTTAGGACTTCGGATGATGAAATGTCGTTTGCCGGACTTGTGGATGCCAATGGTGCAAATGTTCTGAAATGGATGAGTCAAAGAGGTTTCATCAGTCACACACAATACAAGAGTGCGTTTGACAGCAAGGGCAACCTAACTCCTGAATCCAAGAATGATTTGCGTGGTATCATGTATCAAAGCATCTTCAAGGACGGCAGCACACGGTTGGAGGAAATGTTCAACGTATTGCCGGTAAAAGCACAAAAGGCTATTCTTGCCACTGCTTTCCGTGATTATGACAGTCCGAACAGTGAACGAATGGTAGATGAGATACAGAATTCCGTTCGTGCTTACTATGCTTTGTCCCAAGATAAAATGTTTGCAGAGGCAAAGAATTTCAAGGAAGCACGTATTGCTGTAGAAAACTGGAAACGCCAGTATCAAATGGATGATGTTACAGGGGAAAGTTATCTCCCTGCTGATAATTTCAGTAACTTTGTCTTGCATTTGGCCGCAATGTATAAAGGTGAAAGCCAAAGCTTCATTCAAAACACATTCGGCAAGATTTATGACCTTATACAAGGTACACAGGAAGAAACTCTGTTCGAACAGCCGGACAATACCCCTCGGACGCTCGTACAGGCTATTAAAGAAGCATTAAATTTAGATTACAATGGACAACAGCGAAGCAATGTATTGGTTGGCGATACTGCAACAAGCCAACGAGGGCAGCAAGGAAGCAATGGAGATCTTGCGCCAAGAGAACGAGTTGAGGACGGAAATGGGACAATCGATGATACAGGAAGAACTGAAAGCATTGGTGAACAAAGCGAAATAGAACCTTCTTTATCACAAGAAGAAATGCTATCTTCTGGTGATACTGACAATCAACTTAGTGCAAAAATAGCAAGACGCATTGAAGTTCAAGAAGATGATTGGGTTGAAAGCGGAAAGTATGGCGATACTTATAAACAGACAATTATTGTTGATGGTACTCATAAAGTTATAAAAGTTGATGCACCCGATACGAAAGGTAATTATACAGGTAGTACTTATGAGTATGACGGTCAAACATTCGGAGATTTATTGGATGTTGTTAATTATATTGATGCATCTTCGTCTTTAGCCAATGCCGTTGCAGTGGCAGAGAAAGAAACCGATACTACTCCTACGGAGAAACAGAAAGAAGCCGGCAATTATAAGAAAGGTCATGTGCAGGTTGGTACATTCAATATCACCATTGAGAACCCGAAAGGATCCGTTCGTAGTGGAATAGACACAGAGGGCAACAAATGGGAAACGACCATGCAGAACACCTATGGCTATATTCGTGGCACGGAAGGTGTAGACGGCGACCATATAGACGTGTTCCTCTCTGATGATATTGACGGGTGGAATGGTCGCAAGGTGTTTGTGGTTGACCAATATAACGAGGACGGCACGTTTGACGAACACAAGGTTATGCTGGGCTTCAATGAGGCTGACGATGCTGAAGCAGCTTACTTTGCTAATTATGACAGAAATTGGGCGAAGAAGCACAAGACAATGCTGACGGGCGTTAACTTAGAGGAGTTCAAGAAGTGGATAGAGAGCAGCCATCGCAAGACCAAGGCTTTTTCGGAATACAAGTCTGTAAAGACGATCGAGGGGCAGAGTTCCGGCACACAAGGCAACAGACTTTCAGAAGTCAAGTCCCGTATTGAAGAATTGCACAAGGAACAAGAAGCAGCGCACAACCGTAGCGACATTTTTGAGGAGGCTCGCATTATTTCTGAAATTAACGACCTCTTTACCGAACAACGCAAGTTGGAACAAGACGTTTCCAGTGAAGAAGCGACTGCACCGACTGATGCTCCGTACACCATTACTCCGGTGCAGTACATCACCAAGCGAGGTAAGGTGTTAGATATGCAACTTGTTGAGTTCCAATCGGAATTGCGCAAGGAAGTTCAAAAGCATGTAAGTATGTTCGCCAAAGAAATGAAAGGTTGGTGGGACAGGGAAAAACACGGCTTTATGATGCGTAGCGAAGAGGATGCCAAGCGATTAGTAGAATACGCAGTAGATGCACAAGGACAACCTCCCATATCAATGTTGGATATACAGGCTGTAAATGATGGTGATGTGCTGTTTACTAAACCCAAAGCACCAGCAAAGGATGAAAAACAGGATTACACCCCTGTATGGCAATACTCTGTTTCTGTTGATAAGGAAACCGGATATACGACTTTGACTCGCGATGATGTGAGCGGTCCCATACCTATTGGTGATGCAGGTTTTCGTCAGACAACCAACAGCCCGGAGGAAATGTTAGGCATTCTTCGCAATCCGCAGAATGGCATGCAAGAAGTTTTGGATGCAGTTGGTGTTCCGCTTGAAAATAAAATTAAGACCCGAGAACTTGATCGCAAGGCAAAGGATGAAATTCATGACAAAAGGACAGATTTCGTTGTTGATAAGGAAATGGATAACAGATATTCTGTTCGTACTTTGATGAAGATGATTGACGCGGAAAAGCAGGCTGTGATGGATTTAGGAGAGAAGCGTGGTGGAGACGTTTATCATGAAGGAAATATTATTTTTCTGACCAAAGATAGTGCAGACAAGTTTGCTAATGAAGCTCGAACTCTTATCAGCGATATGAGGAGTAAGCAGCAACAAGGCAATTCACAGAAAAAGACTGAAGCGAGTGGTAACCGTCTTGTTACTGATGAGCGTTATGCGGAACTTCGTGAGCGTATGCGTAAGAAGTTACTCGGTCAAATGAATATTGGTATTGACCCTGAAATACTTGCCATTGGCACAGAAATGGCTGTTTACCATTTAGAGAAAGGCTCACGGAAGTTTGCAGAATATGCAAAGGCTATGATTGTAGACTTGGGTGATTCCATACGTCCGTACCTTAAAGCATTTTACAATGGTGCGCGAGATTTGCCTGAGGTGTCAGAAAACGGATTGAATACTGACATGACCTCTTACGATGAGGTGCAGAAGTTCGACGTGGCCAACTTTGACAAGTCCGGCATTGATGCACTCGCCACCGCTGAAACTGTAACGAAAGAGGCGGAAGTGGCGGGGGAGGTTGAAGTTGCACTGGAACGTATAAAGAAAACTCGTTCAACGCGCAAGAAGAGTGAGAAAAAAACTGTAAATTTACAGCAGTCAAACGAGCTTGGTTTGTTTGGCAGTTTGTTTGATAATAACGAAACCAACAACGAAGATGGACGAATACACCAAGAAAGTACTAAGATTACAGGGACACAGCGAGAAGTCAATAGCGAAAATGGAGCTGGAGGAACGGATAGACGCAGCATGCTACCGCCACAAAGCGGAAACGCTAGAAGCACCGTACACATGGAGCGAGGAAGAGTGGACGGAGATTTACAAAGAGGCAGGGATGACGGACGAGGAAATCGTAGAGTACAGGAAGGAACAGGCGAAATACAACGGGGGCGAGGAACACGACTTTCCGATGATGCCATAGATGAACCGAAAAATACTCGCAATAATCATTCAGACCGGGGGACGAACTATGCTCCAACTTCGGTAGATGCACGCATAGAGGCCAATATTAAAGCTATAGAGTTGGCACAGCAACTTATTGAGAGTGGAGAGCTTGCTACTCCTAAACAAATGGCAGTACTTCGCAAGTTTAGCGGTTGGGGTGGTTTAGGTAAAGTATTTAGTGATAATACATATTCGACACGTCTACAGCAGTTGATGGGCACAGAAGCCTATCAAGAAGCTGTAATGAGTGCTAATAGTGCGTATTATACCCCTGCTTATGTTGTAGATACTCTTTGGGATATTGTTACACAAATGGGTTTCAAGGGTGGTTACATTCTTGAAGGTTCTGCAGGTATCGGAAACATTTTGGGGCAGATGCCTACAAATATCAGCGAGCACAGCGACATCCATGCTATTGAGATTGACGGGACTTCGGGTGGTATTCTCTCACTCCTTTATCCTGATGCCAAAGTAGAGATACAGGGTTTTGAGCAGACACGTATTCCTAATGGAAGTGTGGACTTGGCTATTACTAATGTTCCGTTCGTTACCGGACTCCGTGTGAATGATACCACGGGCGACAAAGACCTGTCGAAGAAATTCCACAACATACACGATTTCTGTATAGCAAAGAATGTGCGCAAACTGCGTGAGGGCGGTTTGGGTATCTTCATCACGTCCAATGGTACGCTTGACAACAGTAAGAAACTCCGTGACTGGATTGTGGGCGAGGGAGGCGCAGACTTCGTGGGTGCTTTCCGCATGCACAACAAGACTTTCGGCGGCACCGGAGTAACCTCTGACATCGTTGTTATCCGCAAGCGTGTGAACGGGCAGAAGTCTGTCCATGCCATTGATGTAAGTGATGTGAGCGGAGAGCGCATGGCAGAGTACGATACCGGGGAAACACGCAAGGTTAAAGGCAAGGAGATACCAGTCATTAAGCAGCTTTCAATGGACTACAACCGCTATTTCATTGAACACCCCGAAAACATGGCAGGTGAAATGCACTTTGCATTTGAGAAAGGCGATACTTTCCGCCCGACCAGCAAAGGCTTATATCCTAAACAGAATAAGAAACAGGAAGAAATGTTGGCTGAATTTGTCCGCTCATTCCGTGCAGAGGAATTTGGTGAGCGCAATACCGAGCTTGCCACCGATGTAATGCCCGGCAAGAAGATTGGCGAAGTGTTTGTCAAAGACGGAAAACTATACATCAACTCAACTGCAAGCGCACAACCTCTCGAAGTGAATGCCAACAAGGTAAAGGGGCATACGAAAGTGGAATGCTTTGAGGCATACACCGCTATCAAGGAAGCTCTTGCGGAAGTCCTTTCCTATCAGACTGCGAATGAAAGCGATGAGGGACTTAAACCGTTGCTTGACAAACTCAACAAAGTATACGATGATTTTGTCGGCACATACGGACACTTCAACAAGAACACCGCCATTGCGTTTCTCCGAAATGATGTGGACTATGCCAATGTATACGCTCTTGAAAAGTTTGAAGAAACGGCAGATGAAAAAGGAAACCAGATACAGAAATTTGACAAGACCGATGTATTCAGCAAACGTGTTGTTGAAAAAGAGAAAGAACCCACTCCTACCAATGTCAAGGACGGTATCATTGCAAGTATCTTTAAATTCGGTCGTGTAGATATACCGTACATCGCCGAACAACTTGGCACAGGTATCGAGGATGTGAAGAAAGAAATCATCGAGAGCGGTTACGGTTTCGAGAACCCTGTAACCCGACAGATGGAAGCATCGTATCACTACTTGAGCGGAAATATTCGTGAAAAACTGCGTCAAGCAGAGGTAAATAACGAGAATGGGGAATTTGACCGCAACATCAAGGCATTGCAGGAGGTCATGCCTATGGAAATCCCCGCACATTTGATTGACTTTACCCTCGGAAGTTCTTGGATTGACCCGAAACTGTATGAGGATTTTGTAAAGGAACGCACGGAGGTTGACGTACGGTTTACAGCTGTGGGCGGTACTTGGTTTATGAAAGAACCATACTTCACTGATTATGAGAAGAACCGTGCAATGGGGGTAACCAGCGAAATGCTTAACCGTACCATTATGGGGCATACTCTCATTGAAGCTGCCATTCAGAACAGAAGCATCACCGTTTCCACCACCAAGAAACACTATGACGGCACTACCGAAACCATTACCGACAAGGAAGCGACACAGGCTTGTGCCGCCAAAATTGATGAAATCCGTCAAGATTTCAAGGATTGGGCAAGGCAGAAGATGCAGAGCGACCCGGAAATGTCGGCATTGATTGAGCGTATCTATAATGACACGTTCAATAACTTTGTGCCTATGAGCATACCAGATGAGTTTGTACCGGAGTATTTCGGAGGTGCCTCGCACAAGTTTAAGATGCGTCCGCATCAAGGCAGAGCCATTATAAGAGGCACACAACAGCCTTTGTTGCTTGCCCATGAGGTTGGAACAGGGAAAACCTTTACTCTAATTTCTACAGCAATGGAAATGCGCCGTTTGGGTACTGCACGCAAACCCATGATTGTAGTGCAGAATGCTACTGTTGGACAATTCGTTGCAAGTGCAAAGGAACTGTACCCCAACGCCAAGATACTGACACTTGAAGAAGCAGACCGCAGTGCAGAGGGCAGAAAGAACTTTTATGCCAAGATACGCTACAACGATTGGGATATGATTGTCATTCCGCAGTCTACCTTTGAATTTATCCCCGACAGCGAGGAAAGGGAAATGACTTTCGTACAGGACAAGATTGAGGAGAAGATGCTCATTCTTGAAAAGATGAAAGAAGAAGACCCGGACGGAAAAAATATGATTACCCGACAGGCTGAACGGGAAATCGAATTATTGGAGGAGCAGCTTGCTGGACTTGCAGACAATGCTTCAAAGAAACGTACCGCCAATGATGAAAAGAAACGTGCTGTAGCTTTGCAGAACGCAGAGGTTAAAGCTATGGAAATGCTTGACCGCCGAACTGACGATGTGGAGAACTTTGACGATATGGGCATTGATGCTTTACTTGTAGATGAAGCGCACGAGTATAAGCACCTCGGATTTGCCACTGCCATGCAGCGTGGAGTTAAAGGTGTGGATCCGTCATACAGCAAGAAGTCACAAGGCGTGTTCCTGAAGACACAGGCTATCTTGGAAAAAAACAACGGACGGAACGTAATCTTCGCAACCGGTACACCCATCAGCAACACCGCCGCAGAGATTTGGACGTTCATGCGCTATCTCATGCCCGCTGATACGATGAAAGAGTACGGTATCTATTACTTTGATGACTTTGTGCGCAACTTTGGTAACATTCAGCAGATGCTGGAGTTCACCACAAGTGGAAAGTTCAAAGAGAACAACCGCTTTGCTGGGTATGTCAATTTGCCTGAACTGGTGCGTATATGGTCGGGAGTGTCCGATACCGTCCTAACCAAAGAAGCCGGCGGCGTAAAGGACAAAATACCCGAAATGGAGGGAGGAAAGGCACAAGACCTTTATCTGCCACAGACACGCGCATTACGTAGCATCATGAAGTTCGTAAAGAACGAACTTGAACATTATGAACAGATGAGCGGAAAGGAGAAGAAAGAGAACAGCCACATCCCGCTCACGATGTACGGTATTGCCAAAGCCGCTGCCGTGGATGCCCGATTGGTACAATCTGATGCCGAAGATGATGTAAACAGTAAGACTCATGAAGCCGTTCGACAGACATTGCGCTCACTGAAAGAAACAGCCGATTACAAAGGTACGGTTGCCATTTTTGCCGACAATTACCAAAACAAACAGAGTGGCTTCAACCTTTATGATGACATCAGGGATAAGCTGATTACAGAGGGGGTTCCTGCAGATGAGATTGTGATAATGAGGTCGGGAATGACTGTCAAGAAAAAACTTGAAATCTTTGAAAAGGTAAACCGTGGCGAGGTGCGTGTGATTCTCGGTTCGACCTTTACACTCGGTACAGGCGTGAACATTCAGGAACGCTTGCACACGCTGATACATTTGGATGCGCCTAACCGTCCAATGGACTATACCCAACGTAACGGACGTATTTTGCGACAGGGAAATCTGCACAAGGATATGAATAAACCTGTACGTATCTTGCGTTTCGGTGTAGAGGATAGTCTGGACGTAACCGCCTACCAACGCCTGAAAACAAAGGGGGCCATTGCCGATAGTATTATGAATGGCAAGCAGATGATGTCGAACAGTATGACCAACCGTGTGCTTGAGGAGGAAGAAGATGTGTTTGGAGATACTATAGCACAACTCTCCGGCAGTGAGTATGCTATGCTGAAAAACAATGCGGAAAAGAATGTACGCAAGTATGCAAGCCGTAAAAAGCAATGGGAAACAGACCAAGCCTACATCCATAATGCCAAGCCAAGGTTAAAAGCCTTTATCAAAGATGCTGAAAAGCGCATTGAGGATAACAGCCGATCCTTGGAGGCTGTACGGGTATCATTCCCCGATGAACAATTCAAAGAGATTATAATCGGCAAACATCGCTTTACCTCTGTTGATACAATGGATGATTTCTTCAAGGAACACAACAAGACTGTTCTTGCTGAAATGAAGCAGATGAAAGACGGTGATATTTCAGGGGAACAAAAGCGAGAACTGACTATACAGATAGGCAATTTCCCATTCATTGTATCAACTAAATTGACAAGACAGACCATGCGTGATGGTACAACTTTGTTCAATGACGTTGAGAGAAAAATGACTTATTCATGTACAGAACTTGGTATCGAGGATGTTCCTGTACGTCAAAATCTGCTCCGTAATGCCATTGAGGATATTACCGGCAATGTGATTACAGGAAAAAACTTTACCGAAAGATTGGAAGCCGCTGAGCGAAGCAAGAAACACAATGAGGCCGAATTGAAAGAACTCCTGTCAAGAGAGGGAAAACCTTTTGAGTATGAAGAAGAATTGGCACAAGCGAAATCGCAGTTGGAAGAATATTCCGAGCTGATGAAGAAGGAGATGGCAGAGAAAGAAGCCAAGTATGCAGAAATGGATGAGACAGTAGAGGTTGCTTCTGATATTTTCACTTCTGAAGATGAAGATGAACTATTGCGTGACAGCGATACGCTTTATCGCATCCGTCAAAGTGCTGCACCGAAGAAAACAGGCATAGGGTATAAGGTATTCGTCTTGAAAAATGGAGAACTCTATCCTCCTATGGTTGCTAATCCTGACGGGGCTGCAACGCCCGTGGGTGTATGGCTCGATGCTGATGCTGCTCCTATTGCTGGACAGAGCAAGACGGGACGCAATCAAGTAAAAGCAGGTGGTAAAGGCACGCAGGGCGGAAGTGGAAAACTTGCTTATCGTCCAGGGTGGCATTTGGGCGAGATTCCATACGCATTACAATTCAATCGTATTGACGAGAACGGTAATAAGGAGTTGTTCCCTGCTAATTTTGTATGGGCAGAAGTTGAATATGCTAATGATGTGGACTATCAGGAAGAAGCAATGAGTTATGGTATCAATCCAAGCGGCAAGTTCCAACATTCATTGGCAGGATTGCCACGTGTTCCCGAAAACGGTGCATACCGCTACCGTACCAATCCTAACCCCGAAACTGATCCGTGGATTATAACAGGTGCTATGCGCGTGAAGCGACTGTTAACACCGTCGGAGGTTGATATAATAGTAGAGAAAGCAGGACGAGAACCACAGCACAGACAAGAAGGTGCGGTAACTGATATTCAAATCAATGCCCTTAATGCAGAGATTGAACGTACCAACAACATTAGCCCCCAAGTACTTCGTAAGCAAATGACAGAACGTGTGAAAGAACTGGCAGCATTACTGCATCTTGACAATGTAGAGGTGGTCACGAATGTGAGCGGATTAAAAGGCAAGACTAAAAGTGCACGTGGCTTTTACACTAAGAGTACGGGAAAGATCAGCGTTGTGATACCAAACAATACAAACCTTGCTGACGTGGAACAAACTTTGTTGCATGAAGCAGTCGCTCACTATGGACTACGCAAGATGTTCGGTACTCACTTTGACACTTTCCTCGACAATATATTCAACAATGCCGATGAAAACGTACGCCGAAAAATTGTAGAACTTGCAACAAAGAATGGTTGGGATTTCCGCAAGGCTACCGAAGAATACCTTGCCGGACTTGCCGAACACATTAATTTCGAGGAAGCACGTAAAAACGGTTGGTGGCAGAGGATAAAACAATTCTTCTTTGAAATGCTCGACAAATTGGGCTTTTCCGATTTTAGAGGGGTTACTCTGACGGATAATGAACTCCGTTATATCCTTTGGCGTAGTTATGAAAATCTGAAAGAAGGTAAGCACAGCAACCTGTTCGGAGAAGCTGCCGACATTGCTATGCAGCACAAGTTGAGGGTTGGCGAATTTGCCGACACCTCAACCGATGATGTACTGAACCGAGACGGTGATCCCGAAATACACGAGCGTACTTTGGCACGAGCAAAATATGAACAACGTGTGAAGAGTGGAATGTATCAGTCACAGGAAGCCTTGCAGGATAGTATGCTTGGTCTGAAAGAAGCAATGACCGCAATCCTCGGCAAGAATACCCGAATGGAAGATGTTGATGGATTTGAAAATGCTTACTTAGGTGAGAACCGCTTATCAAGTGTGAACAAAGCCGAAGCCGATGCCTTTGCGCACCTATTGTTCAAGCCAATGCTTGAAGAGGTAGCCAAACTTGCGCATAATACAGCAGAGCGCGAGGAACTGACCGATTATATGATGGCTAAACACGGTCTTGAACGCAATAGAGTAATGGCGGAGCGTGATGCACAAAAGGACTTCGCGGAATATCAGAAGCAGCATCCGAAGAGTACAAAGACCTTGCAAGACTTTATCGACGAGTGCCGCAAGCGTGATTATGCAGGTCTTACCGCTCTCGCAGGTATGGAAGAGATCGCAGATGCAGAAGCCGAAGCACAGGTTATGGTAGATGAGTACGAAAACGCACACGACACCACCGCATTGTGGAGCAAGGTTAATGCCGTCAGCAAGGCAGTCCTTTCCAAGTCCTACGAATGCGGAATGATGAGCAAGGAAACCTACGACAGTGTAAGAGATATGTATGAGTTTTATATCCCTTTGCGTGGATTTGATGAAAAAACGAGTTCTGAAGCATACGCTTACCTTACACATAAGCAGAGTCTGTTCAATGCACCTATCAAGAAAGCAGAGGGAAGACGCTCTAAAGCAGACGATCCATTTGCCAACCTACAATCCATGGCCGAGAGTGCCATTATGCAGGGAAACCGCAACAAACTCGTGAAGCAGAAGTTCTTGAACTTTGCCCTCAACCATCCGAGCGACCTTGTTAGTGTGAGTGATTTGTGGTTGCAGTATGATGCGGTTGCTGATGAATGGAAGCCGATATTCCCCGACAATATTGACATCAACGATAGTCCCGAAGAGGTAGAGCGAAAGATGAACGAATTTGAGGATAAGATGAAGCAGCTTGCTGAATCTGCCCCCGATAATTACAAGCACGGCAAGGATGCGATAAACATTCCGTACCGTGTGGTAGAGAACCGTAATTTGCGACAGCATCAAGTGGTGGTGAAGCGAAACGGCAGAGACTATGTGATTACCATCAACGGTAATCCGAGAGCTGCACAAGCATTGAACGGACAGACGAACCCGGATAATGATATCAGCGGAAGTATCGGTCAGCTTGTACATCTCATTGGAGATGTGAATAGAACACTGTCCTCATTGTACACCACATTACAGCCGGACTTTATTGCAAGTAACTTCTTGCGTGATATGGTATATTCTAATTCTATGGTGTGGGTTAAGGAAAGTCCGAAATATGCTATTCAATATAACATGAACTTTGCGAAGTTACCTATTGTAAGAATGGTTATGTTATTGGATAAATACTGCAGGGGAACGCTTGATATGAATGATGAAATAGAGAAAATGTTTTATCAGTTCATGATGAACGGTGGCGAGACAGGATTTTCAAGAATGGCAGACATTGACGAGCATAAGAAAGAAATCAAGAAGATGCTGAAAGCGGCGAATGAAAAAATTCCTGCCCATGTGGTACGTGAATGTATGGCTACCTGGATAGGCGAAGTGGGACGAGGTATAGAGATGCGTGCTCGATTTGCCGCCTTTGTAACAAGCAGGAATGCGGGACGGACAATAGACCGCAGTATTTGGGATGCCAAGGAAATCAGTGTGAACTTCAACAAGAAAGGCGCAGGTGATAAGTTCTTGGGGGCTGAAGGACAAACCATGTTGGGAAATGTAGCAGCCGGTGTATCGGGTGCAGGACGAGCCGGATATATCTTTTGGAATGCCGCCCTGCAAGGAACGTTCGGAAACTTCTTGAAGTATGCGATGAGGCATCCCGGCAAAATAGGTACTGTCGTTGCATCATGGTATGGTTTAGCCATGCTTGTTACCGCACTTGCTTCGGCTGGAGGTGATGATGACGATGACAGCTACTATGACATACCCGAACATACTCGCAGACAGAACCTCATTGTCAAGGGGCCCGGTAACGCATGGATAAAGATTCCTTTGCCTATCGAGTACCGAGCTGTGTATGCGATGGGAGAACTTACCGGTTCTTCCTTGTTCCATAACGAGAAATTGGAGGTTAGCGATGTATTGGCACAGATGAGCCAATTGCTTCCCGTAGATATGATGGAGGGGACAAAAGCGTTGTGGCCAAGCAGCGTCAAGCCGATGGTGGAAGTATCGAATAACGAGAGTTGGTACGGTAGTCCGATATGGAAAGATACACCCTACAATAAATATATGCCGAATTGGACGAAAGCCTATAAGAGTGCGAATAAAGACCTTGTAAACCTTTCTGAAACACTGAACGAAGTCAGTGGAGGAAGCAAGTATAGGAAAGGTACTATTGACTTGAATCCTGCTGCCATTGAGTATCTATTGAAACAATACACCGGCGGCTTTTTCACTGTAACCAACCAAATTCGTAATTTGATCAATGTGGGAACAGGTGAAAAAGATTTTGATTGGCGTTATGTTCCGCTTGCCAACCGAATGTTGATGAGCGGTGGCGATGAACGTAATGTAGGTAGGGGGCTGGATGAGAAGTTCTTTAGTTATTTGGATGCATACCGTGCAAAGGCGAGTGAATTCAGCGCCATTAAAGGTGATTTGAGTTTACCGTTGGAGAAGAAAGCAGAACTGATAAGCGAGATTATCATTGATCCTGAATATGTAAAAATGAAAGGAATGGAACGTATTTACTCAAAACTAAAGAAAGCTTATGATACTGCTAAAGAAATCGGAGATACCTCAAAAGCAGAAGAACTTGAAAAGAGGATTAATGAGTTAAAGCGGAAATTCATTTTAGAGATGGAGCAAGACGAACGTAAATAGTTAAACCTAAAATGATTGCTTGGGGTACTACTTTTGTACTCAAAGCAATCATTAAACAACGAAAATATGCATAATAAAGGCAAAGGAAAATTGTTACCAATGAGCCGAATTGCGCCGAAACGGAATGAATTATCTGAAATTGATACCGTTGCTTCCGCAAAGCGGTATGGTGACCGCAGAGCATTTGATATTCTAATGGAAGCGCAGTACTATTGGAATCAGATGGAGGACTTTCGAAAAGACCGGGAACGCAATAAACGCTATACTTATGGTTTTCAATGGGATGATATGATTTGTGTTGATGGTAAATCCATGACTGAAGAAGAATATATCAAGAGCCAAGGTAATGTGCCATTGAAAAATAATCTTATTCGTCGGCTTGTACGCAGCGTATTGGGGGTATACCGCAGCCAAAGTAAAGAACCTACCTGTACAGCACGTGATAGAGACGAACAAAAACTTGGTGAAACAATGAGTACTATATTACAATGCAATATGCAACTCAACCGAATGCCCGATGTGTATGCTCGAAGTATGGAAGAGTTTCTAATCAGTGGCTTTATTGTTCATCGTAAATCATACGGCTGGCGTAATGGGAAAGAAGACTGCTGGACGGATTATGTACAGCCGAACAATTTCTTCATTGATAACAATATGAGGGATTTTAGAGGTTGGGATGTGTCCGTGCTTGGAGAAGTACATGATATATCTTTTGGGCAACTGTGTGAACAATTTGCTTCCAGTCCGCAAGAATATCGGGAGCTTCGTGATATTTATAAGTGGGCTGCAAGAAAGGATTATATAGCCACTTACGCAGAGCGATTTGGGTATAGTCGGTTAGAAAATTACGATTTTCTCTTTACTAGTGAGCCGGGAAGGTGCAGGGTAATAGAAATATGGCGTAAGGAACAAAAGCCGAGATACCGTTGCCATGATTACCAAAATGGTGACATTTTCAAGATAGATGAGGAAGATTATGTGCGAGTAGTACTTGCTGAAAACGAAGAACGTATACGTATGGCCAAGGAGGTGGGTATGCCTGAAGAAGAAGTACCGTTGATAAAAGCTACTTGGTTTGTAGATGATTACTGGTATTTCTATTATCTATCTCCATTCGGTGATATATTGAGGGAAGGGGAGACGCCCTACGAACATGGCAGTCATCCATACGTTTTTAAAGCTTATCCGTTTATTGATGGTGAAATACACTCATTCGTGGCGGATGTGATAGACCAGCAACGATACACCAATCGATTGATAACGCTTTATGACTGGATTATGAGGGCAAGCGCAAAAGGTGTATTGATGATGCCGGAAGATTCTTTGCCTGATGGGGTGAGCATTGACGATATTGCAGAGAGCTGGACGGAGTTCAATGGTGTCATTGTATACAGACCAAGCAAAAGTGGCAAGGTACCGGAACAGGTAGCCAACAACTCCACGAACATAGGTATTGCCGAACTACTGAATATGCAATTGAAATTCTTTGAGGATATTTCGGGGGTAACTGGTGCATTGCAGGGAAAGCCGGGATATTCGGGGGAAAGTGCATCACATTACAATCAACAGACAGAGAATGCTACAAAATCATTACTAGATTTGCTTGAGTGTTTTAGTTGCTTTGTTGTGGACGGGGCATACAAAGATGTGAAGAACATGCAGCAGTTTTATGATACGAAACGTGTGTTCAATATTGCTGGTAGGAGTGGTGCGCAAATTGAATATGACCCGAAGAAAATCCGGGATGTAGAATTTGACTTAAGCATTACTGAAAGTACTTCAACACCGGCATACAGGCATCTTGCTAATGATATGCTAATGCAGTTGTACCAGTCCCAAGCGATCAGCGTAGAGCAGTTGCTTGAACATGGAGATTTCCCGTTTGCCGATGAACTGTTACAGAGTATCAAGAGCCAAAAGGAACAACTCGCACAGGGGAGAGTTCCTGACGGGCTTTCACCTCAATTGCTCCAACAAGCGCAACAAAATGCAAATATGGAAGCTGTAAATCAGTTGCATGGGGCAATGCAAGGCTAAATTCTAAACGGCGAATAGAAACCCGCTCTATTCGCCGTAGAAAATTACTCTTTGGACAATTGGTCGCATTCTATCCATGTTTCTAATGTATCATCGAATAGTACTGTACAACCGTAATTATCATCGTCTACTGCTAACACTGTCCCTGAATTTCCATCATCATTACACACAACTCGATCGCCAGCTTTTATTTTTCGGATATTGTCAATAGCTAGAGGGTCATTAGTAAGTGTGACAATGCCGTCTATCCCCTGTTTTGCGTCATATCTACTTCCCATTACTTTTTTCTTTTTTTGAGTGAATCAAGGTAAGTGAAATATTCTTTGCGCTTGAGTTTCACAATTAATTCAGGTAATGCGCCGCTTCCATTTTTATAAGGAGTACAATAGAAACACTCACGCTCCAAATCATTCACGAATGTTGAACGAGATAAATAACCTTTCTGTTTCAGTTTGCGGAAGTTGAATCTATCCATAATGATGAGTTTACCACTCTTTCCATTGGGCATAACGTAATAACGTTCACCTGTTTCCTCATGTGCTTTGTCTGCTTGCACTACCGCTTCATTTAAACGGATTGATGCACGTAATTTTTTGATAATGTTCATTGTTTATTAGTTTATTAAATTAAATGTTTAACTTTATATTGTTGCTGCCGAAACAGCTTTCTTTCTTCTTTTAACAGTAAATCGGCCAACACGAGGTACAATTTTGGGAGTATCCATTTCAAAGAAGCAGATATGCAGTCCGATAGCCCTTGTCATTAATAAGTCATCATGCTTACCGGTAATTGCGCCAAAAGCGCCGTTCGGCTTTTTCTCATAACACAGATATTCATCCAAACAACGTTCATCACGTTCTGTGTACAGGTTTTCACGAATAACTTTGACTAATGTTGATATAATCATCGGTTTAGTGGAAATGTTGGTATGAAAACCGTATTTTGTAGGTAATCCCTCGCGTACATCTTCTTCTGATTGTTTGCGTGCATACAGGTTGGGATATATATCCTTTATTTGGTTAAGAATAAATCCGGATTGGTCACCATCCACTTGCCGCTCCTTATCATGAGTTTCCAACGTGTTGCTTTCTATCACCAAAAGCGAATTGTCATAAAACGCTGCTATTTGTGCCGCTTTCCACGCAAGCTGGTCGATGTCGCAATGTCCATACCATTGGGCAACCACGACTGGCCTGTCGCCATCAATCATGAATAGACGATCGAACACGACGATGACAGAGAAGTCGGCTTTATTGGAACGGCCTCCCACATCGACAACAGTGAGGTAGCGGTCTGTGACAACTTCCTTTTCATCTATTTCAGGAAGTTCCCAAATATGTAACAACCCCTGTTTGTCTTCCATAAAACGCAAGTTCTGCAAAGCGTTCTTGCCTTCGTCTGTATCGGCGTAGACTTCGCCGACATATTTGGGCTTCTTGCAGGTCTTGCGCATTGCATCGACCTTGTATTTGTCGAATATACGCGCTCCTGAATGAACAAAGGCTTCAATATCGTCGGACGGAAATTCGGCAGCCATTTGTCCATGGTCATTATACTTCCTACGTTCGGCTATATACCAGTTGATAGCTTCGAGCGTAGCCCCTTTCTCCCATAACCACCAAAGATACTTACCGCATTCTTCACGTTCGGAACTAGTATTTTCATTGTTACGGTTTTTATAGAGCCATTCTGCAAAACCCTGTTTTTCTTTATCCGAATTGAAAGCCAGCGTGTATTGTTCTATGTCGAACCATGATACGAACATGGCTTCGAACTGGGAATCCCCTTTCTTTGCTGCGGTATATTCCCTGTGAAAGAAATTTCCTGTACCATTCGCTGTACTCTCATAGACAATCATAGTGTATGGTTTTAGGAGAATACCCGAACAGGCCGACCGCACAATATCTTCTGGTTTCTTACCTTCCGTTGCTTTCCATATACCTACTTCTGAAAGATGTACAAGGTTATAATCTCCACCTCGGCAACTATCCGGGCGTTCTGCTGTACCAATTTTAATTTTACAGTTTCGTTGAGGAACACGGTATATGCTACCCGACTTACCCACTCCTACAAGTTTCGGCTCATTCTCATTGTAAAGCTCATCAATCTTGTGAAGCATTTCGACTGGATATTTTTTAATCATCCTGTCGAACATATCTTTGATTTCATCGGAACCTGCACCTTGATGTGCTATTATGAGTGAATTCAGTCCTATTTTGTGAAGGAGTTGCAACCATGCCATATAAAGCTGTGAAGTGGTAGAGCCGCCCCATTGTCGCGCCTTTAGTAGAATAATACGTATTGGCTTTCCTGCAATACGTAATTTTTCGAGCCGTTCCACAAAGCGACGTTGCGGTCTTGTAAGACGGAACAATACATCTTCTCCACCACCTTTATTCTTGATATAAACGAATGTAGCTGCCCAAAATGGAAAGTCCTCGCGGCTACGTATGCGTACAAATTGCTCTATAACTTTCAGCCGATCATCCGGATTGTCTTCTACTCCCATGTAATCCGTAAGGAATTTGGCAATAGAACCTGCTTCCACAAGTTGACGTACAAGCGGTATTTTCATTACACGCTTTGGTAGCCATTGATTGCGTATAGGAAAATCACTAATGGTACATTTGACACGTCCCCCTACAGAACCTTCGCCGGTAATAGGATTAAATTTTGCATAAATAATTGAATTACGGCGTTCATTCTCTATTAGTATATTGGTAATGGCTTTTATGTTTATATTACCTTTAATCATGTGACTTTTTTATTATCGGCTTGTTAAGCAGAGCCACAAGGAAACCTAACATATAACACCATAGGTGTAATATTGCATTGGTGTGTGGAAATAAGAAACCTGCAGTAAGATAGAATATCATCCACAACTGGTAATATTGTTTGCGTAATACTTCAAACGAGATTGAGCCAAATAAAACAAATACTATTCCCGATAATCCTACTGTTGGTGATGTCATTTCACCAATAAAACACTCAATAGTGTCAACTGGAATCGTAACAGCAATTATGTAAGCTAGTACTAACCGCCATATTCCAATGTCATAAATAAAAACCATTGAAAGCAAACACCATGAATTAAGGGAAGCGTGCAGAATGTTTGCGTGAAAAAATGGGTACAATACACGTCCGGCAATATCACTTCCTGCGTAAATGCCTACAGTTTGCCAATCCCATACTTTGAAAAATGACAAACCTACAACAATAGTAGAAATTACAAGAGCCGTAATCTTTTCCATTTTTCTTGTATCCATTGTTTTCTTGCTTTACATACCATTACTTTTGCACTGCCTGGCGTAAGGTAGAATTTAGGAGCAGGTTGTGCAATAACTTTGGCGCACAGTTCGGAAATAGTTAATTCAGGACATTCTTCTTGAAGCTTAAATACCCGATTATAAATTTCTTCATACATCTCTTTTTTCAATGGGCACATTGTGCTCAAATCTGTTTTACCTCTCATCATTGCAGAAATAATCAATGCAGCACGTATGTCACTAACCCAAAAGCGGCGAGAGGGCATATTGACTATTATTTTGTATACCTCGGACATACGGATATAGTCGCATGATGAAATGTATTCATCGTATGCTCTCATTAAATCGTCCATACGTTCCTTTGAGTATTCCATTATAGCGCCTTTATGCTTCATTTTTCTATTTATCTATGTTCCAAAGTTATAGATTGGAGCGTAAAAAGATAAACGTGGAATCCTTCTTTCCCTCGCTATTTTTGCTTTGTAGATAAAGACTAAAATTTATTTTTCTCACATTATACCTAATAATATGGAAGTTAAGAGCAATCGCGAGCGATACACAGATCGATTGAAAGCAAAGTATCCCGATAAAGAGTTTGCCGACGACGAGGCATTATTCGCTCAAATTAACGATGAATACGACGGTTTGGACAAAGAATTGTCTGGCTATAAAGAACGGGAAAAAGCACTTTCCGATCTTTTTGCGAGTAATCCACGTAGTGCAGCATTTCTCACTGATTGGCGTAAAGGGGAGGACCCAATCATCGGTATGATACGCAAATTTGGTGATGATTTTAAAGCTGCACTTGAAGACCCAGAGAAGCAAGAAGCTCTTGCTGCTGCCAACAAAGAGTATGCGGAACGAATAACCAAAGAGAAGGAGTTTGAAGAACAGTATCAGCAGAACATTAATGCGACTCTTTCTACTCTTGAACAAATGCAGCAGGAGGAAGGTATTTCTGATGATGAAATAGATCAAGCAATGGAGTTTCTGATTGGAATTATGAAGGACGGACTTCTTGGTAAATTCACTCGTGATAGTATTCAAATGGCTATCAAGGCTATCAAACATGATAGCGATGTAGAAACAGCCAGTCATGAGGGAGAAGTGAAGGGACGTAATAGTAAGATTGAGGAAAAACTACGCAAAGGGAGCAAGAGTGACGGTACTGCTAATCTTGCAGGAAAGAATGGAGGTGGTAATGCAGGCTCACGACAAATGCCAGATCTTGGTGCAATAAGTCGATATGATGGTGCACAAAATATTTGGGAACGTGGAGGCGAAAAACGTAGGTCAATAAACAAATAAAGATACACAATTCATTTATTAACAATTAAAATTTCAAGCAATGAAGAAAGTAATGAATTTCTTTTGTCGCATTACGCTAATGATATTAGCGTTTGTGACGAGTGCATCAAGCGGTGTCATGATGGCTGACGCATCAAACCTGCCAGATGCAGGTAAAATGACAGCCGGTGCAGACGGTACGGGTGGAACAGATGGTATTGCCACAGAAACCGGTGGTCGTGAAAATGGAGACCCGAATTTTTACTTAAGCGATGTAGATAAGCGCATTGTGAAAATTCGTCCGATGGCGACACCTATTGATCAAATTAGTCGTTATGCGAAATCAAGTAGTACTAATTCTTTTGAGGTGAAGTACTATAGTGTGGGTACACGCGAAATAAAGTGTAGTACTAATAAAAAATTGGAAGCAATGACGGGTGGTGCAAGTGTTTCTTTGCCAGTGAGTGATCTGAATATGTTCACATTGGATGACACTATCCGTGTGGTAGGTGTAAGTGCTATTACTAAACCGGATGGGACTGCATATTCAGAAAGTGACAGCAATGTTCCTGACCTTGAACTTTGTGTGTGCGGAAAGGATAGTTCAACTAATTTACCGACAGTCTATGCAGTAAATGGGAAAATGGATGATTCAAGCAAGCAACCCATTCTTTTACCAGAGATTCCGCAAGGAACGACTCTTGTCCGTATGGGAAAGGCCTGTGGTGAACTGGATGTGCAGACTGGGCGTTTCAACAATATTCCTATGCCGGAAACACAGTACTGTCAGAACTTCATGATACAGGTAGAACAGTCTACCTTTGACAAGATTGCTGCCAAAGAAGTGAATTGGAACTTTTCCGATATTGAAGAAGATGGCGTATATGATATGCGCCTTGCCATGGAGAATACCTACTTGTTTGGCGTTAAACAGGTTATCAAACATGTTGCCAAGGACGGTATGAATACCTGGTTTACAGGGGGAATCTGGTGGATGGCAGGAAAGGATATCGAGGTTGGTGAATGGAACAGCGAAAAGAACTGTGCCGAGATTACTGATGAAAATCTCGTGGATATAACCAAAGACCTTTTTGTCGGTACTGGTATCGGTAATAAGCGTAAGATTTTATTCTGCGGAAGTGATATGCTTTCGGCATTCTCCAAGATTAAGAGTGAGAAATTTCGTTTGAAAGATACCGTTGAGGTTTGGAACTTGAAATTTAAATCTTGGGATACTGACTTCGGAGAAGTTCTTACCATTCATCATGAATTATTTGATGTGAATGGTATGAGTGATTGCGGTTTTGCCATGGATCCGGAATACCTTTCCAAGAAAACCCACGTGTCTTGGGCACGCAATGTGCTTGACTTGAAGAAAGCGGGTATTCGTCGTACCGATGCAGTAGTGATTCAGGAAGTAAGTTGCTTATATCTGCGTTATGCAAAGGCACATGCGCGTATGAGACTTGCAAAGGCACCTGCAACAGTAGAAGATAGTGGTTCAGAAACTGCTTAATTAGAGTATAAATAAATCAAATTATTAATCGGGGGATGGGATAGAAATCCTATCCCTTTTTTAATTCATTCGACAATATGATTATTAAAACTTACATAGCGAACACCAATATTAGTATTAATGTTGTGCTTCCAAGCAAAAAGAATTTTCATATAACGTTTACTCCCTTGTCAAATGGTAGTAGTGTATTTACCACAGATAATGAAATCTTACAAAGGTCAATAGAGAGACATTACAACTTTGGAAAGTTGTTTAGACTCCAAACTTCACAGGGGCAAAGTGCTGAAAGAAAGGCGACAGACAAACAAAAGGTTACTTCTTTAAAGAATCAGAAAGAAATTCCGGCTGTTGAGAATGTAGACAAGACTGAATTGGATAACAACGAGAACGTTGAGCAAAACGGAGAGACGGAAGATAACGCAGGGGCAGGGAATGATGAAACTGTTTGCAAGGTCAAAATGAGTGATATTGCAGCTGCTAAGGATTATCTTGCTGACAAATTCGGTATCAGCCGTACTTCTATGCGTTCTACTAAAGCCATTCTGGAACAAGCTGCAGCTCATGGAATAGAGTTCGAAGGATTGTAATAATAAAGTAATAGCGTATGACGGTATATCATCTTGACGAGATAGCTGGAGATGTTCGTATAGCACTTGACCAAAACACAACGAGTGATGTATTGAAAGAAATTGGTGATGTAGACACGCTTGCATTAAACGACATCATTAAATCAAAGATTATTGAGGCTGTAAAACGTGTGCACAGTTCTGCACCTCCTTATCTACTCGATGGAGGACATAACTTCGGAGATGAGGTGTATTGGCAGAAATGTGAAAGTGGTTGGGTGTTATTGCCGGAGGATTTTATGCGTTTTGTTGTTTTCCAGATGAGCGATTGGGAGCGTGCAGTATTCTATCCTATAAATGTCGACGATCCTGAATACGAGAAGCAATCTTCCCGGTTCAAAGGAATACGTGGCACTACACAACGTCCTGTATGTGCTATTTCTATACGACCAGAGGGGAGGGTATTAGAGTTTTATTCTTGTAAAAGTCAGGATGCAACGGTCAGTCGTGCGGTTTATCTTCCTTATCCCAAGATAGACAAATACGGTGCGATAGAGATTTGTCAGCGATGTTATGACGCGGTGGTATATACTATTGCCGCATTAGTATTAACAACGTTCGGTGATGTGGAGAAAAGCTCTGCATTGAACGAATTAGCTAAATCAGTATTAATATGAGTTCGATAAAATCAACACAGATAGATGGTGATGTTTCCGTCAGTCGTAATGCGGCAGTAGGTGGAGATGTTACCGTCCAAGGTAAAATCCATTTAAAAGGAAACGTAAAAATAGAGGGGTGGCTTGAGGCAAAGAATATCAAAGCAGCTAGTAAAGGTCTCTTTACTACTATTGAAAAATTGAAAGCAGCCTACCCGTTTCCGCATGACGGTTGGTGGGCACTTGTCGGGCTTTCCTTACCTGCTCCTATATACGTGGGTGATGGAGGCGAGTGGGTTCCAACTGGACAGACAGGTGGTAATCCTTCTATAGACAGTGGTAAATTTAACGAAGCTGTTGAAAAGCTACAAGAAGATATTACTAAATTACAAGATGATGTATCGGATATAGAGGATAAAAATAACTCGCAAGATACTAACCTTACTACACTTGGGAATAGTGTCAATTCTTTGCAGGAACAGGTAAATACAACCAAAGACACCGCCAACAAAGCAAGTGCCAAAGCGAATGAGGTAGGAAACCAATTGAATGACTTTAAGGGAACGAAAGGAGAAAATGGTGGTATTGCACCTCTTAATGAGTATGGAAAAGTACCTAGCCGTTATTTACCGGCTTCTATGGATGATGTGAAAGATTTCGACGGTTTCGTGGAAAAAGTGGTTGTTCAACCATCGTCTATCGGGAAAAGTTCAACGGATGATGGATGTAAGATTTACTACCATAAGGACACCGATTCGCTTGTTCTTTTCTATGACGGTGTATATTACAACAACTGGCTGGATTCCGAATTGTTTGGAAATGAAACTATTGACGGGATAACTCCTGTTTCGGATAAGGTGTATTCTGACACAATTACAAACAAGACTTATCGTTGGAGCGGTTCGGCACTTGTTATCATTGGTTCAGACCTCGCCCTTGGCTATACAAGTTCGACCGCATTTCCGGGCGATGAGGGTGCGGATTTGAAGCAGAAAATGCTACAAGCCAATGAAGATATTACGGAAAACCAGAACGTATTGTTGTCCCATTACAAACAGATAGTAGCACGAAGCGTAGTAAATGTGAACCAACTCTTTGGACTTACTAATCGTAAGATAACATTCTCGGTGGCTCTTGATAGATGTGCGACATCCGAATATGCTGAATCTTTGCAAATACCAGGTATTGTGCTTACCTTTCAGACTGAAGCAGGTTGGCAGTCCAAACAATGGGTTATCACTGATGATTGGAATAAGGAAAGCAACTGGACGGACTTCGGAGCTTCCAACGGAGAAAGCGTTGGCAACACAATCAATGTAAACGCCCTGTGCAAAGATGTGGAATATACGCTATCCACCGCCATAAAAGCAATTATTGACCTTGAGCAAGAGAGCGGAGTGGCATACATTAAGAGCGGTATTGTAGTGACATTCAAGACTGCAGAGAGCGACACCAACGGTGCACCTGTATGGCTTGCCTATCAATTTACACGAGAAGTAAGCGATGTAAACCCGGATGATTTGAAGCCGTGGGTAGCCTTTGGAAACGGAGGTGGCAAGGTGGAAACATCGGACACCCCAGCAGAGGGAGGAAAAGATGCACTTTCAACAGGCGGTGCTTACGCGATGCAGGAAAAAGCAATCGCTGGTTTTGACGAGGAAAGCGATGAGGATTATATCTACTACAAAGCTGTGAACCTGAATGGTGGACAAATAGAAGATGTGATACTGAAAATACCTAAGAACGGAGGTGGAGGCGGTTCCAGCGAGGACAGTACCCTATCCATTTATTTTGAGGATGTCGCTCCCATTGTAGCGTTCGGTTCTGACATAAAAATTAATCTGGCCCTACGTAGTGTGAGTTATCCGGGAGGTGTAGAAACACTTGGCGTTATCCGTAATGTGAGCATAATTGATGCAAGTACGGGACTAACCCTATTTAGCGAGGACATGAATATCGTAGGTTCTGCAAGTGCCACAGACTACAAGTTTGAACTTGACTTTACTGGCTATTTCAGCGGAGCGGCGAGCAAGAGTTTCTTTGTGCAAGCTACAGATGCTGACGGAAATACTAAGAAGAAAGCCATTACAGTAGTAGCCGTGGACATCACCGTGGAGCAGCCTATGGCATTGAACTACACAAGTGACACTGTTCTTACCGTAGGTGGATCTGCCAAGAACATCGGACAGTTTTATAAATTTCCCAATAACACATCATCCATACTTGCGACCGTGGAAATGTACTACAACGGAGAATGGAAGAAACTTGGTGAAGCAATGGTAAGCGACAGTTATACCAAGAGTATATCCGTAAATCCGAACGATGTGTTTGGTGGTGGTGAACGGCTCTCGCATGGTGCATATCCTGTGCGTATCTTCGGTACGGAAAGCAAGTCGGGGGTAAAAGGCAATACCATCTATTCAGCCCTTATGTGCATAGACGAGAATAATAGCACACCTATTGTCGCCCTCCGTTTCAATGACAAGAACAATGGTACATTGCGTCTGTATGACAATCTGACCGTAGAAGTAGCTGCCTATACACCTGGCAAGACAGAAACGCATATTGATGTCTTCTATGATGAAGAAAAGGTTACTTCTGTTGATGCCATGATTGCTGAAACGATTACCGTGAACAAGCAGATAAGCGGCTATAAGGCGGACGGAAGCCAAAGTATTACTGTACACGCTGAAAGTGGAAGTGTCAGCACCAATGAAATAGAAGTGACGGTTAAAGGAAGTGCCATTGACATTGCCATCAAGGACGGTGCTTTGTTTGGGTATGACTTCTCCACACGAAGCAACAGTGAAAGTGACCACACCATTATCAACAATGGGGTAAAGATGGAAATCAAAGGTGCGAACTGGTCAAGCAACGGATTTATAGACTATCTGAACGAACGCTCTTTGCGCATTGCCGAGAATGTGACAGCCGAGATATTGGATTACCGTCCTTTCGGAAATCCGTCCGTAGAAAGTGTTAGTGGTTGTGCTTTCCAATTCGCTTTTGCGACCAAGAACATCAAGGAAGCCAGCTCAAAACTCATAGAGTGTTACGATGCCGACAGCGGTGCCGGATTCTATGTATGCGGAAACAAGGTTGCTATTTTCTGCAAAACAGGTCAGCCGGCATTGGTAGAACGCTCTTTTAAGAACGGAGAAAAGCACACTATGGCTATCGTTGTGGAGCCTTCAACTATCTTTGTAACCCGTGGTGGCAGCAACTATTCATGCATGAAGCTGTATTTGGATGGCGAAGAGGTGGGCTGTATAGGATATATCAGTAACAGCGGAGCTATTCTCAACTCAAAGACTGTCACTTTTGACGGAACAGAGGGAGACCTATACCTTTATTACATCCTTGCTTACAACAGTTACTACGAGTGGGCACAGGCATTTAGAAATTACTTGTGCAAACTGACCGACACAACGGCGATGATTGATGAATATGAGAGGGAGAATTTGCTTGATACGCAAAACCGTCCGACTCTTGAATCTCTTGCCGCCAAAGGTATCCCTTACTATGTAGTTGTGAATGATCAGCAGACTTTTGACACCTTTGACGGAGATATTGACACGAGCAAGAAGTTCAAATGCACACTATTCTACTATGATCCCAAACGACCTTGGCGCAGCTTCAAGGCTATCAATGTGCAATGGCGCAGACAGGGAACGACATCGGCAAAGCGCCCTATCAAGAATGACCGTTTCTATCTTCAGAAGAATGACGGTTGGGAAGTTTCTCCTATCTATCCGGAATATACCAACGAAGATGCAAAGGTTTCGTATGACCTGATGAAATTAGGCTATGTACGTGTAGGCGAGAATTCTATACCTGTGAAAATCATCACGGTAAAGGTGGACTATTCCGATAGTAGCAATGCCAATGACTGCGGAGTTTGTAACCTTATGAATGCTACATATCGTGCCCTTGGCAACAACTATCTGACTCCGGCACAACGTGCCTTTGACGGAACATGGGTAAAAGGAGACATATCATTGAGCGGATTGACGATGAACCATTCGACTGCCAACCACCCGATTGCCGCATTCCGTTCGACTATGGAAAGTCTTACCGATGCTTGGTTCCATGCCAAAGGTAATTGGAAAGAGGATAAAGGCGAGCAGGTGGCACTCGGTTTCAAAGACACACCCGGCTACAACAAAGGGTGTTTGAACTATGGCGACTTCATCGAATACTTCGGCAGAAGAGACGAAACCCTTGATGAAATTGAATCACGCTTCAAGAGCGATAGTACCACAGACAAAAGTAAACTCTATATGCTCTCCCTTTATTGTGGCGAGAACTACCGCTTTATGGCATACGAGAGCGGTGCTTGGACTGCACAAAGCGGAGAAATGAAGCAGGTAGATGGCAAGTGGCAGATAACAGGTAAGGTGTTGAATCCTGTAAGCGGTTATGAACTGCTGACTTATGATGCCATGAACTGGTGGCAGGGAGTGGGAAGCATTGATGATATGATGGAACCGACCACGGCAGAATCATCGTGGGTAACAAAACTGAAACTCGGACAACCGACCTATCCGATGTGGACACGCTACTTCGAGTGTATGATAGACGATGACCAACTGCAAATAGACTTGGCTATGGGACGCAAAGTACCTTGCGACTTGTTTAACGTGTTGGTGTTCTGCGACAGTTGCGACTATGCCAAGGAGGAACTTAAAGACACTTGGAAGGAGATTTGGAAAACGAAGATGTGGAAGTACATAAATCCGTACAGCCTTGTGTCGTACTATCTCTTTACGGACTACCTTGCCGCCGTTGACCAACAGGCGAAGAATATGCAACCTATGTGGTTCTTGGAGGACGGTTGCAGCGTGAAAGACGGAGTATATAGTGGAGCAAACGGTATGGAAGCCAGAAGAATGTACTGCAACAAGGTGTATGATTGTGATACTTGTAACGGCAAGGACAATGACGGTGGTCAGACCATTGATCCAGAGGTTGACCCTGGCGACTTGACGAGTAGCGCGTACGCAGGACGAGGCAGTGTGTTGTGGAACGACATACGCGGACAGCAGACTATGGAGGTGGATCAAAACGGTAACACCATTACGCTTTCGGCTATCGCTGACACCATGCGTTCACTTCCGGACACGCTCGGCATTGGTTCGGGGCCATTCTCTCCGAAAGGTGCGCTCCATTACTTCGTTACGGAAATATTGAAGAAGTGGCCAAAAGTGGTGTCAAGTTACGACGGAGAGCGTAAGTACATCAAATACACCGGATACAGCGATATTTATTTCTATGCTTTGCAGGGATTGGGACTTACTTCTCTACCGGCGTTCATCGAACAACGTTGGAGAATCCGCGACGGCTACTACCGTTGTGGCGACTTCAAAGCAGAGAGCGGTTATATAGGCGGTCGTATCGGTGCGAAAGAGGGGGCGGTTATCCGTTTTAAGGCTGCAAAGACAGGCTACTTCGGAATTGGTAACGACAGTGGAAACATCACGCAGGGCATCTATCTGAAAGCTGGAGAAGAGGGTGTGTTCAGTAATTTCCAACATGGCGAGAACATCATGCTCTACATCTATCAAGCCGACCGTATGAGTATGATTGACTTGAGTGAAATCAGCATTGACCCTCAATTCGGTAATACATTGTCGAAGATGGTGTTGTTGCAGGAACTTTTCCTTGGTAGCAACACGCACGGAGATTGGACGATGTCGCCTGGTAACACTGGCTATATGACCAATCTTGATTTGGGCGATATGCCGTTCTTGCGGGTATTCGATGTGCGGCATACGGAACTATTGAGCGTTAACGCATCGAAGTGTCCACGTTTGGAGAAAGTATATGCGGATGGCACAGGGTTATCGACCATAGACCTTGCAGAAACTGCTCCCATTAGTACATTGACGCTGCCCGATACGATGACGGAACTTGTATTGGACAATTTGCCAAACCTGACTTATCCCGGAGGACTTACGCTAGGAGGTGTAGGCAAGGTAGCAAAGATATTCGTAAATGAATGTCCGTATGTGGATGCTATGACACTTTTAGAGCAGATAATTAATGCGAGTGCGATCAGAACTGTACGTATTCCTAATGTAAATGCAACTGCTAGTGTTGATTTGTTACGTTCTATAAAGGATAGTGGAGCAATTGGGCTTGATGCAAACGGGAACGCATACGATGAGAGTGGACAATGTAGTGGTATTACAGGACGTTGGATATTGAGTGAACTTGTAGAAGAGAGTGAAGTAAATGTCCTTACTGCATATTTTCCACAGTTAGAGCTCCATAATTCGCAATTTTCTATTGTGAAAATCAATGATGTTGTGGATAACGATTCATGTGAGAAGTACAGCAATCCTGAAAACAAGACAGGTGAAGACTACGGTAACACATATATTCCTAGTGGGCATACTCTTGCTATAAAGAAAGGTTGCCATGCTTTTAAATGCTCGTTCAACACGAAGAAGAATCAAATGGAAGGTGTACAGTTGAGTGATACAGACTTTAATTATCTGAAAGATGGTAGTAGCTTTGATGTTGCAGATACGGCAGGGGAGGGTTTTGATATATTTTGGCATGCTCCTCACTATTGGTATAAGGGCGTAAATGATTATAAGAACCAAGTGAAGTATTTTATTACTTCTGTTACGGAAAACGAGCCTATTTCAACTGCATTACACAGCAAGAAGGCTAAACTTTCTGAACTTCTGTACAAGGAGAATACTGGAGTGTATGCGAATGATGCTGTTATTGGTGAGGTTATGAGTGAGGATGTTATATCTACAGCTTCTAATACTAACAGCTATAAGATGGACGTAAAAGGTATGAAGCAGGTGAAATGGCCGGGATTGAATCATGCGCGACTAGGTGGTGTATTCACTGATGAAGGTAATTGTGTACTTGGTATATTCATTATGTCCGTAAGTCATACGTATTTTGACTTTTCTATAGGTGAGTGTGTATTCTGCGATGTACCTAGCGGTGCAAAATGGTTCTATTTTACTTCTTTTCGCGACATTGGTGATGTTGAGTGTCTTTCTGTGGATAGTGCCAGCATTGAGGCTCTTGAGCCGGAATGGACTGAACATACAGTAGGTGATAATGACAGTCTTGTAGGTGTTTATCCTATTACTATTGACGGTTTGAAGATGCCACGAAGTCTTTCTGGCGAGGTACGCTCAAAGAAAGGTAATGGTACATCCACTACGTCAGGTGAATGGAAATACGATAGTAGTGGTAATCCTATTGAGATGCCGATTGCTACCTTAAACTACACAGCAAAGGATTTCCAGAATATTTCCCGTTTGAGAGGTGCAGGTTACCAATTACAGGATTATGAACAACACAAAGAGATTAGTAATCTTTGGTGGGCATTAAACGGAACAACCAACGAACAATCTGTAGTCGGTAATGGAGGACATGACGCTATTTTAAATAAGCTGGATTCCATTGGTATGGCAGATAGTAGTAATGCTGGCAATTCTCTTAATTCTATACTTGGTTTGAAGCATTATGTAGGCTGTGATTCAGAGTGGATGGATTATATTGCATTTAATATCCCAAGTTATGAAACATTCTACAAAGCAAGATGTATTGATACTGATAGTTCGTATCCTTCGGATTATATAGCCCATATTTATGATCCTGTGAAAAAGACTGAACGTACAGTGAAATCAGTTGAATCTTCCAATGCAAATTGTGTGGTACGCTTGGTACATGGAGCAAAATGCGATATTTTGCCAAGCAGGGTTCATAATGCAGATACGAGTAAGTATGTTACTCATTATGCGGCTGGTTATTGGATCAATAGTAGCAAAGGCCGTTGTGTTTTGCGGTCTGGCAACAACTCGAATGCGTACAGCGGTCTCGC